GAAGAACATTGATGATTATCTGAAGCCAGAAGATGCTCAATCTCTTAGACTGTATATGGAAAAGAAACCTCAACCCCTGCCTGTTACAACGGCAAGGGCTTTTTATGAGCTGTTCTTAACCGGTTCTTCAATCGAAGAAATCCAAGAAATAAACCCATCTTTCACCAAAGAAGAAATTAATTATTGTCGTGTGCTATTTAATTGGGATCAGTCCTATTTTGAAGCTATGCAGGTAATGCAAGAAAGGATTGCCTCAAAGGTGGTAAAGGCGCAGGTAGAGGCTGCGAGCTTGTACGCAGACACAATATCAGTCGCCAATAAGCAGCATGGATATGCATTAAAAAAGTATTTACAAACCGGTGATGAAGAGTGCCTGGCAGGAACTATGGCGGTAAAAAGTGTCACCCAGCTAGCAGCAGCTGTGAACGGATTGCAGTCATTATTAAAAGAAAGTGCTTTACAAGAAGCCAGGGTAAGTGGGCGTCCAGTAGAGCCACAAACTAAACCAGTAATGGAGATCGAAGTAACAGCTGAAACCCTTAGTCCACTAGAACGTGCTGCGCAAAAAAGACGCGAGGCTGGACATAAATGAGTGAAAGAGGGCTTACTCCAGAGCAGCTAGAATTAGCAGACTACTTTCTAAAACCCTTTGATACCCCTCAGGAAATGAGGGATTGGATGTTGGCGTTTTTTAATATTGATTTTCCTGATGGGTTTGTGGATGACGACTCTAATTCCAGTCCGGTTGACTGGATGTTCGAAGCATATACCTCGGTTAGGTATAACAAGGGTGAAACAGCACCGGTCTGGATCGTATATAGTTCTCGAGATAGCTATAAAACTCTTTCATGTTCAGCGTTTGAAGTAATCGTGATGATTCATTTTAATGTTACGGTTGCACACATGGCTGCAATTAAGTCTCAATCTGCTAAGGCAATTCAGTACATTAATAACTTTGTAAGGCTGTGTAAGCCATATTTCGATCACCATGGATTCAAGTTAACATCTCAATCTAAAAGTAAGGTTGAGATGACAGATAAAGATGGTAACAGTACATACATGACTGTAATTGTTTGTACTTTGCAGGGAGCTAATTGCATATCGCCAGACAGTGTTGTTCATTATTGGGATGGATCAACCAAGCCTGCTAAGCAGGTGCAAGTTGGCGATCAATTAAAAACCTGGGATTATACTACACAGAAATTCATTCCAGTGAGTGTTGGTACGGTCAGTTATACTCAAAAACAGGCTCAAGAGATTATCTTTAGGGATGGCTCAAATCTAGTACTATCGAGTGATCATCAGGTGTTTACACAAAGAGGTTGGATACCAGCAGGGCGTGTTCGTATCGGTGATCGTATGACGGATTTTGGGGGAGCGAAGATTGCAACCCAATATCAATATAAGGAAGATTGCACCACAAAGCGTAGCTTAGAGCAATTGATGTATGGAACCCTTTTAGGGGATTCTTCTTTATATTTTACTACTAATAGGGTGCGATTTCAGGTATCTCATTGCAAGGATCAACGCCCATATCTGGACTTGCATTATAGCTTACTTGTTGAGGGCGGCTTTGACACTACCATCTACACTGATAGTAATAATCAGTTTAAGTTGATGACCAAAACTCATGATTACTTTGAAGAAGTATCTAAAACTACTCATCACAATAAAAAGAAAAAGGTCACCCAAGCTTGGCTGGATAAGTTAACCTGGGAAGGGATTGCTTATTGGTTTATGGATGATGCGAGGGGGAATGGCAAACAAGTAGGTTTAAGAAAAGATCACCGTTTTGAATTAGCGGTCTGCGGCTTTTCTGTCGAAGAGTGTGCATTAATTCAACAATATTTTACAAACAAAGGGTTTACGTGCTGGTATCCAGAAAGAAAGTACCGCATCTTGACTTTTGACCTCGAATCCTCCCGAACTCTTTCGGATCTAATAGAGCCTTACTTTATTACAAGTATGCGATATAAACTACTCCCCTCTAAAGACTTGGATTTTACTCGATGTATTAAAACCGGTACTATTATGCAGGGCATTAATCGTAATGGGTTTAGGTCTACTATTCCACTGGATTCTAGAGGCAATAGGCGCTGGCGCAAAGATATTAAGGCCAACCTTACTCAAGAAGTTGTTGAGATTAAGTATATTGGAATGCAGGATCTTATAGATTTACACATAGATACTAATAATGAGCACCACAAGTCCTTCTTGTGTAACTCAATGAAATTAATCCATAATTCGGAACATACAAATTTAATGGTTGTGGATGAAGTAGATGTTGTGCAATACCCACAAGCCTTTGAAGAAGCAAAGATGATTCCAGGGGTTCTGCACGGTAGATTTCCAATGACGGTCATGACATCAACTCGAAAGTTTGCTTTCGGCTTGATGCAGAAAGAAATCACTAAAGCTCAAGAGCTAGGGCGCCCTATAAAGCATTGGAATCTTATAGATATTACTGAAAAATGCTTACCAGAGCGCCACAAGCCGGATGAAGACAAGCAGGTTCGCTATATTAATAAATCCCTACCGCTAAGACAGATTTCGGAAGAGCAGTATCAAAAAGTTCCAGTTGAAGATCAACCCCGATGGGATAAGATCGAAGCTTATTCCGGTTGTGCGTCTTGCAAGATATTGCCAGTTTGCAGAATGAGGTTGGCGCACAGAAGAGATACTGATATTGGAGGGTTATACAAACCTATCCCTTTTACGATGAACCAGTTTGATACCATTGAGCCAGATATGGCCGAAGCTCAGCTTATGTGCTGGAAACCATCAGCAGCAGGTTTGGTTTATGGCCGCTTTGATCAAAGTGAAGGTGCGAACACTCTTTCGCTAGAAGCTGCTTGGTATAATTACACTGGCTCAGAACCATTCGAAGGATTAACCTTAGATCACCTGATTGATGAAATGCATCGCAATGGTGTGAAATTTTACGTTGGTGGTGACTGGGGTTTTAGGCATCTGTTTGCCTTGATTGCAGGCGCCATTTTGCCATCAGGTGAGTTTTGGATCTTTGAAACCTTTGGTATGTCCGGTTTAGAGTTCGATGATATGATGAAATACTCCAAAATGATGCGAGACAAGTACCTGCCAAAGAAGTGGTACATGGATACGGCTCAACCTATGTTTATAAAATCATTCAAGAAAAATAGAATGTCTTGTCAGAAGTTCACAAAGGATGTCATGGGTGGTATTGAGTCAATCAGGAAAATGGTTGTCGATTCCTCGAACCGAAGGCGCCTTAAGGTGATAAAATCACCGGAAAATAAGATTTTAATTGATGGTTTCCATCATCATCACTTCAAAACCGACGCTGCTGGCAATATTACGCAAGATCCAGATGATGAAGAATTCGCTGATGTTATGGATTCCTTGCGCTATCTAGGTCAAAACCTTTTTGGGTTAAAGAAGACTACCAAGAATGCTTCCGGTGCAGAGGCTATGACAAACTATGAAAGAGATTTGCTGCACCAGAAATTCCAAGCCAGTCGTCAGAGTTTGGAAGCCTACAATCGAAAAACTTTACAAGAGCATGCCAGAACCTTAACTGGTGGTGATCTTATGGATTCTTCAGGATCTTCTGGTTCTGGTGGGGTAATTTGGGACTTTTCGGATGATTTAGATGAAACCTAATCTTGAACTTGAAAGGGGTGTTTGATGAAAACAATTATAAATATTTATAATCACTTACTAGCTTACTCTGACAATGTCGGCAATACCGACAACCCCCAGCAGCGTAATTATGATTGGGCAAGACGGCTATCAAGTGTAAAGGCTAGCAAAACTGCTAGTGATACTTTAGAGTTACAGCCTGGCGAAACAAGAACTCTCTTAAATGAGGCTATCAGCTTGGGTATTGGTATTGGCGACCAGTTAAGCCTCTCTTTCGTCAAGGGGTCAACCTACAAGTTAAGCATCGACACTGGTACCGGTGCCTTTAAGACAGGGCGAGCGGTAACTGGACTTGATGGTACAACTGTAGGAGTGGTCACCAACAATAATGCAGTGGCTACCTTTGCTTTCGATGGAGCGGTAGACTTATCTAGCGTTCAGGTTGGTGATTGTATGCGAATTGCTGGAGTTTCCACTTTTGCAACAACGCCTTATGCGTTTGAAGATATTAACTCTGGAATTTGGAAGGTGCTTAGTGTCGTAGGTCAAGTGGTACAAGTATCTAGAGGGACTGAGTGTTTTGCTGGAATCGCTGAAACCTCCGACCCCTTAGCTTCCACCGATGTCCAATTTTACGCTCCTGATGGTGTCGCAGAAGGTGATAATATTCTTATTGATGATCCATTCAGTGCCGCCTCTCATGGATCTTATAGGGTGGTAGATGCTACTGCGGATTGCGTGTACTTTACCTCTACAGCACCGATTCCAGAAGAATCTGGCGTAATTGCTGATGCGGATACAATTTCCGTTTACAAAAAAGCACGTTTTTTGATATATGTTGAGTCGGACCAGAAAACAATCTTACGGATTAATGGTGATACGAGCGACACAATCCAGATAAAGCCAATCGCAGCTGGTGATCCTTCGTTGGTTGGGCTTTTTCAGTACACTGGCTTGTGCTATCAGCTGGAAATTGTTAATAACTCTGTTAATCAATCAACTGTAAGATATTTTACAGCAGAATAAGAGGCGTAAATGGCACGGAAGAAAAAACCAGCTCAGCAGACAGTTTTTGGGTTAGATCCGATTGCAATCGCTGCCGAAAAAGCGCAGCGAGGCGAGCTTTCTAAACAAGAAGAGATGAAAGTTAGGGGTGAGTCCAGTCATCTTGGCGCCATTTTAGATGTACTCAAAAAACAAGAAAAAGAAACCGAACACAGGATGGCCTTTACGGTTGATCCTCAAACGGAAGCTGTCGGTCGCCATTCTATCTATAAAGATAAGACCAATCTAACTCCCGATTATATCTTAAAGCATATAGCTGGACCTCAAGGTGATGATCTAGTTAATCAGATCTTACAAGCGAGATCTAATATACTTGCGTCATTTGGGCGCCCAAGAACTTCTCGTTTTGATATTGGTTTTGAATTTCAGGATATTTCTTCTGATATAGGTCAGACTGACGAAAACAAAGAAGAAGAGCGTCATAAAATCGAACAATTGAAAGAAGTTCTATGGAATTGTGGCCATTCTGGGTTGGATGAGGAGTGGTCACCTAACCTTTCACAGTTTTTAAAGATGATCACTCGAGATGGATTACTGTTTGGTCGCTTTGCTGTAGAGCGCATCTATGATGCTGATTCTGGACGCTTACACTCTTTTAGGCCGGTTGATGCTGGAACTATTTATAGAATTGTTCCAACTGAAGAGCATGATCAAACTAGGCGTAAGCAAGCCATCCAGTACCTTAATCAGGTGCAAAATAAAGATATTGACAAAGACAAATATGAAAAAAATGAATACAAGTTCGTTCAGGTAATTCAAGGCAAGCCGGTACAGGTTTTTACAGAAAAAGAATTGGTACTATACAACCTCTATCCAACAACTAATGTTGAATTTAATGGGTACCCACTCACTCCAATTGATCAAGCTCTTAATGCGGTAACTACCCATATTAATATCACCATTCACAATAAAATGTATTTCCAGAATGGTCGCGCATCTCGAGGGATGTTAGTAATTCAATCTGATGAAATTGATGAATCGTCGCTAAAAAAGATTAGATCTCAGTTTACTCAATCTATCAACTCTGTGAATCACGCATGGCGTATGCCTGTTTTTGGTGTTGGTGCTGAAGATAATATCTCTTGGCAGCCAATAGACAACTCTGGGCGAGATAAAGAATTCCAATTCCTGTCCGACGATACAGCAAGAGTTGTTTTAGGTGCATTCCAAATCTCACCTGAAGAGTTACCAGGTTACGCTCATCTTTCTAGGGGGTCTAACTCTCAAACTCTGTCTGAATCAGATAATGAGTACAAACTTACAGCTGCTCGAGATGTTGGACTAAGACCCTTGATTTCAGATATTCAAGATTTTTTGAACAATCATATTGTTTGCGAGTTTGACAAGGAGCTATCTAAGCATAACCAATTGGTTTTAGCTGGTTTAGAGCACGACTCCCCAGAAAAAGAAGCGACTCGTCTTCAGCAAGATATGCAAATCCATCTAACGATGGATGATATCATGGAGCTGGTTGAAAAAGAGACTTTTGGCAAAGAGCTTGGCGGTGAATTCCCGTTAAATCAAGTTTGGCAGCAATCGGTCGCACCTTTTATGACTGTCGGAATGATCATGGAAAACTTTTTTGCAGTTAAGGGTGCTTCACAAGATCCGAGATATCAATATATCCGAGATCCATTCTGGTTACAATATCAGCAAGTCTTAATGCAAAAAGCGCAAATGGCAATGCAGCAGCAGATGATGATGCAACAACAAGAACAGCAGGCCATGATGGGAGGAATGCCTCAAGAGGAGGGCGGTGAAGTTCCACCATCTCAAGAGCAGCTACCACCAGACGCTTCTGAAGAAGAGCAGGCCGCAGCAGAAGAAGAATACCAAAAATCACTCAATGACTGGCATGCTCGTAACTTTATGGCGCTATCTAAGTCTATTTCTAATACTCACAACACCCTTTCTAGTGCTATACTAAAAAGACATAGTGAAATGGTAGACCGAACAATGGATCGGTTTGTAAAAGAGAGTCAGCAAGCTGTATCCGAGATCAAAAACACTTTAAAAGGTAAAAAGAGTGAATCTAACGGAAAAACAAGTAAGTGAAATCACTCGTTTGATTAATGGAGTCTTCCAGTCACTCAAAGCTAGATTGATGGGTAGGTTTTATACAGGTCCGAAGATTTTCTTTCAAGTGGTGGAAGATACAAACCCAATTGATACAATCGAGGGTTTGTACACCTTTACGTCACATATGTTGTATGGACCAGGGGTTCAACCAACCAAGAAGCGGATTAAAAACCTTGCTAAGATCACTGGGAACTACATAGAGTCACAAAAATTAAAAACACTTAATCACATCCTGATGGCAGCAGAAGAATCCGATACACTCGACAACCTCGAAGATCTAGTTCGGGAAGAGATGGAAAAAGCGACTAAGTACGTCAAGAA